ATCATTTGCAGGCGAACTAGTCCCTATGCCTACATTTCCCGAGCTGTCGATTCGGACGTGGTTGTTAAAATTTGTCGGTTGATTAAATGTCCATGCTCCAGTGCTATTAACCCAAGTAATTGTCTTATCAGTTGCACCCTTCAACGTGATGCCGCCACCGTCGGCAGTCGTATTGGAAGGACTGCTTACAACACCCAGCTCAATGTTCTTGTCTTCAATCCGAAGCGTCTGCGAGTCAATAAATGTCGTGGTACCTTCTACCGTCAGATTATTCGGAATCGTTACATTGCCAGTCGCATCAATTAGAATGCGTGCCGCACCATTCGTTACCAGCGCAATCGCATCCGTTCCAGATCGATACAGCCCACTATTTAAATCTGACTGAAACGCTATCCCTGGTGCGCTCAGTGTTCCGTCTGGTACGGATCGATGCAGATCCGAAACGGCAAGCTTTTTCGTCGCGTCAGCGCTGACGTCAACAATCGGCAAAACGTCAGTAGCCGCCGAATCCGCTGCTGTCAAAGCTGTCAGTTCGGTGATTTTGACGTTTGCCATTAGAAATACCGCATTGCCTTGATTCTACAAGCTACGCAAGCCAACGCCTAGAACGAAGCGTGAGCGATACGCCGCCAATTGCCGCTAGAAAGACAGAGGTACAGATAGCTGCTGTCCCAACGCAACTCACCAGCCGTACCAGCCGCTGATGCCGATGCAGGTGCCGTTCCAGCGTTTATCGCTACAGGCTTGCCAAATGTCGCAAGCGTTGAGTCAAGCTTTAACAGGTCAGCAGTACCACCAGCACTTTTGACTTTGAATGTCAGCCTGCCATCCTCGCTGCCATCAGTGGCGTCTACGATCTCAGTAAAAATGCTTGCATAGCTAATATCTTCAGACGCTGCATTTTTTGATTGGAACGTAATCGTACTAATGTCATCACCCGCTACGCCCGCTCCACTGTTTCTAGTATTTTTAAACAACAGGTCTGCGCCAGATGCTGCTGACACTTCGGTGCATTCAATCTTTACCGCTGTGCTTGCAGCAGTGTTCGTAACATGCAGAAGGTTATCTGGTGATGCTTCGTTGATTCCTACATTTGAGCTGGCAACAACCATTCGTGTGCCAACTGTGCCGCCTGATATTGTTTGAAATTCAAGTTTTCCATCCTCTTCTGTGTTTGTTTGATCAATAATTGACGCCCTGATTTCAGCATAATCCTCTGGCCCTCCAGCACTGTTTTCGCCCCTGTAAACAACACTGCCTAAAACGTCATTGTCAGCAGGACTTGAGCTGTTTCTAAACAGTACGATATTTGGCCCTTCTGTTGCGCCAGCTTCTGTATTCTCAACAATTAACTGCTCGTTTGTCAGGCTGCTGCTAAACAGATGAAGTTGAGCTGTTGCCGTTCCAGTGCCAAGTCGCAAGCCTGAAGTTGTGACCGCTCCGATTTCACCGCCATCAACCGCAAAACCAATCTGGCCATTGCTGGTTTGAAACAAACCTGTATCGCTGTCCGTAGTAAAAGCAAAGCTGGGCGCTGTCGCACTTCCAACAGGAGCGTTGGTCAGCAAGTCTTCGTAAGTAATCTTTTTGTTTTTGTTCGCATCAGCAGCTTCAGACTGGTCAACCACTAAAAGCAAGTCGTTAGCGACTGGTGCGGTCAAAGCAGATAATGCTGAAATCTTGCGGTTAGCCATGGCTCAATTAGGTTGGATTAGCTGGAAGTTTTTTGCCAAATCCAGTGGCAGTATAGCGGTATTTGCGCACCAATAAAGCATTTGTGCTTGACAGTGCTTTTACTTCAAATGCCTCTCCAGCTTGCACGACAGGATAAGTGCCGGTGCTTGGTACATAAGCAAAAAATCGCTCCGCAGAAACCTGCAAAACATCACCGCTGTTAACCTGACTAGGATCAACAAAACTCGCAGACAAAGAAGGCGTTTGATAGAATGAATTAATATAGTAATGAGAATTGTTTAGCGATGCAAGTGTCGTAACAGTTTGCTTTTCATCGCTTATTTCAACGCGCTCCAAAAGCTCAACATCAACACCTAGCTCACTAATTTCTGGTGAAATAGATGGAATTTCCGTGCTAAGAACTGCTTTAAACTGAAAGACTCGTCCAGTAGCAAATTTCGCTGTAAAAGGCTGCCATTCGGTAAAATCAGTAGCGCTAGACTCTGTTAGTATTGTGTCATTGTCTTCGTAAACAATTAGATCGCCAGATGTTTGGTTTTCGTCTCCCACATTGTCTGTACCTGGAGCAGTGTCAGAAGTCCTGAAATACAGCTGTACGTTTGTTATGCCTGTTACGTCAACAGTTTCGTTTTTCAATACTGCAGTTAATATGACCTCATACTTTGCGCCTATATCGACTTGGTTATTGAAGAAATACGTTCCCTCTTTAACTGCTGGCGATATAAAGACATTTTCTGCTGTTGAAATGGATCGGCTTGTACCTGAAGTTACAGTAAAACTTGTGTCATTTGCTGATGTAACAACAAATGGGGAATTAAAACTGTCCAGCCTAGCCGCCCCACTAATACTTAAATTGACAAAATCAAACTGCTTGTAACCGAAAGACGGCGTAATCGTAATTGCAGTGCCGTTTTGCGTATAACTGCCGCGAACTTGCGTAGCGCTGGAAACGTTTTGGCCCAAAATTAGCTTATTGTTTCTTTTTTTAACTTGGGCATCATGCACACCAGAAAAAGTTGAATCAGCATCCGCTGTTGCGCGAAGGTTTTCTCGAATAGTCCCAGTTGTCAACAAACTGCCATCAAAAAGTTGTGACTTAATAAGCAAGCGTGGAATATCGAAAATGTCTAATGCCGAGACTTGCGCTGCATTTGTGCTTTGTGCGTTTGTTCTTATGTCACGCAGCTTCGCATAATATACTCCTGGGCGATATGGAATCATATAACTTTGCGTTTTTGCAGGAAACTCAACAACAAATGTCGTAGCTCCCCAAGATGATGCAGTCTCGCTGTAACGAATAACAACTTTGAAAAACTCAGAAGCTGGGTCTATCACCTCATCATATTGGACCTGCGCTGTAACTTCGTTTGTCATCCGCACCGACAAATCCGTAATATCAGGCGGAACAATCGCAACATCTTCAGACGGAATAAACTTCGCAGATTGCAATACACCTGCATTAGGTGAAGTTGCAATTTTTGTAACTTCTTTGCTAAAATCACTACTTGACAAGCCGACTGCTTTTACTTGAGCAATAAAAATACTGTTTGGCGGTATAAACAATTCAGAGCCAACTTCCTTGTATTGACCCTTTAAAGTCTCGCGCAAGCCAGACGTTCCAGTGGTAATTGAAAGCTCGTAACCAGTTGTGACACCCGTTGCGCCACGGTCCCACGATACCAACGCTTGAAATACTAAATTTCCAGAAGTTTGAACTGGTCGAAACGTTACATTTAAGTTTTCAGGAGGTGATGGTCGTGACGTGTACGCACTTATGGGTTCTTCATGCAGCTGGTTTCCCGCAACGTCTGCAACGCTATAAATACTATCGTTGTGCTCAACGCCTACAATCGCATACGTTCCATCACCATTGTCAGCGACTGCAAGACATTTAAATTTTTGCTCATTAACTGTAGAAGACGAAATTGAATAAATAGATTGCGGTTGGGGCGCTTCGCTAAAAGCTGGGCTTACAACGATCGTTCGCACACCGTTTGCAACCGTTGAAGAGCTAGGGTTAAACGCTTTGGTCTCTACCGTTCCATTATTCAAAACACATGTAAGTTCGGTGCCTGATCCGCTTGGTAACGTAACGTTTGCATCTAATGTAACTGCTGTTGTTGTAGCTGATCGAACACGTCCTGCAATTCGATCACCTGCGCGCATTTCATCTGAAACAGCAAACACTTGACCAGGCACTACCACCGCACCATCAAGCCCCGTTGCAAACTTAACAATATTTGAATCTAGCTCTTCTGACGCCAATACCCAGCGAGCCAGTCGTGCCGCTTGCGTTCTAGAGGTGCAGCCAAAACCTACAATTTCTTTGACTTGATGGCCAATCTTTTCACGTAAAGATGAGTTTTCTACGCAAACAGTGTCAGATCTGTACAAGTCATCTGGGTTGTTATAGCGAACTTTTACAGTTGTACTCCTTGCTTTAACAGAAGTGCCTTCATACTCAAACTGACCGCCTACAACATTTGAGTTATTAAAAACATGAACAGGCGGTATAACGCTTAAAGAACCATCAGTTTTGCCTAGCTCACCGTGATCGCCGGTTGCAGTAATGCCGTTTGTTTGCCAATAAAGCATCCCACGAAACACGCTTGCAAAATCTTGTAAAACTTCAAAGGCGTTAGCTTGATTGCTTACGACAGTATTACAAGCAAATCTTGGCTCTGTAGTGCCGTCTGGCAGCGTAATCAGCTCGTTTGCGTAAAGAATTAGTGGATACAAATCAACCCAGCTGACGTTTTCAGCGCTTACAAAGCTGCCCGCTCCAAACCGCTCAGAAAGCAGCAAATGCCGCCATATACATACGGGACATGTTGTCCACTCTTCTTGACCCTTAGACGTGCCATCGAAATCGGTCTGCGCGATCCGCTCCAAACTCCCATCATCCCTTGCAGTCATATTGTTTGGAATCTGCACCTTGATTCCTTTAATCAAGTACGCACGGGTCGGCAATGATGAAAAGTCTTTTGTGCCAATAGTTAATGACGCACAAGCGCTGTTGGCGTATCTAACGGTTACTACCTGAGACTCTTGAAGGCTTTGCCAGATCAGCTGATTACCGCGCCCATTTTGCAAAGAAATTTTTCTCTTGTTAATGTTTTTATCATCAATGGACTGGTAGTTGGCCTCAAACATTGCCTCGAGGCCACGATCTAAATTGCCCGTATCAATAGCTCTAATTGCTGTGTCTTTTTCCGGTCCGTCTAGGTCAGCTGGAACGTAAGTAAATTCTTCTCCTCGCGTTCCGGCAAAGGTTTCATTTTTGATGTAAATGTAGTCTAGTTTTTTAACGGTAACAGTACAAGGATATCCGCAACGTGTTCTAATTTCAATTTCTGGACTTTGCACTTGATAAGTTGAAGTAGCGATACCAGTTATCTGCATACGTGTCTCTTTGCCGCTTACCGTCCCAAGTGGGCCTTTTGCTGTTATTTCTATGCAGATTGTTGCGTTAAAAAGTTGGTTTGCGGCTAGGCCGTCAACTGCGGTAGAGAAAAGTCTAGGGATACTAAATAGGCAAGAAAAGTGGTTTGTGTTGGTGTTAGTGATAGTTCGTGATACGGAGCCTCCGCCATAGAAACGAGCAGCACCATTCTTTTTTATGAACCCATTGGCATTTAGTTGCTCATTGTAATTTTCTCCAACTTCAACTCCTACTGACGTTTGTGTAGATACTGTGGATCCATATAGCGGCGTGTCTTGATTGTAAGTGCCGTTCTTTAGCTCTACATTTACGGCATCAAAATTTACTGTGCCGTCTGCATCCATCACCGGCGTTTCGTTCAAAAACGTTCCTTTCTTTATTAAGTTGTTGTCAGATCCCCATCCTTCAATGGTGCCTTCACAAAGAAGGTCAAGGATGTGAATGGAGGATTCGCTTCTTAGTGTCATTACTCCAGTAAACCTTGGGTTTTGTTTTGCGAATCGTTTTCAAAGAAATTATAGCCCGAATACCGGACCTGGATCCGTATCTGCGTTTGGCCTGAAGACCGCGCGTGCGTGTCATGGTCAATCACAGTAATTTTAGTTTCAATTTCTGCGTCATTTTCATCATCTTTAAATTTTGGATATTCTATTGCGTGACACCATCTAAATTTCTGACTTTTTGTAAACAAACCTTGGACGGTTGCCGTTACATTCGCCAACACCGGATCTGGTCCTGACACATTGCGGCCTGTAAGCGTGATTCTATAAGTTACAAAGCCATGGACTCGCGTAGTGCCTACGCCACCAACACGATCAAAAAGACCACGGTCTAGCTCAAGAAATATCTGGTAATTTTTTCTTCTCTCTTGATTTTTAAAATGCTTATTACGCAGCAACGTAAGCGACGGTGTTTGTTTTTCGCCTTCTGAGTTTCTTAAAGCCAAAATGCCATTATTTGTGCCAGCAGTTTGGTCTACTCTTGAAAGATCAGACGAATCATTGACACCTCCTAAATTTAATTGACTGTCTTCCCAAAGCCTAGACCGCAGCCCTCCCGCAGCCTTAAACCTGTTTCGCATTCTTTCTCCATTTACAGTGACACTTTTTAACGAGGGTTCAACGATTGAATTTCTTAGCACTCCAAAAGATTTGTCCTGACCAGTCGTCACCTGAATTGACAATAAATGGCTGCTTACTAACACTTTGCCGAACGCAATGGGAACAGTCGCTCCAATGCCCACTGTGTTAGCACCTGCACCGCTGTACGCATACGATTGGGTCCCATTCATGGCACGGGTCACGTTTTGCGGCCCAACACCAGAAGAAGACTCGCCTCTTCCAGTCATTCTGTTTGTTTTGGGGACTTGCGGTTGCGGCGAAATAATATCAGCCACACCACCAAGAATCATTGAAGCACCAACTGCACTCAAAGCTGTCCCTAATGACGTCAGTGCCACGCCAGTAGCAGTTGCACCCGCCGTTCCAGCGACAACAGCACTACCAGCGCCAAATAATCCTGTCGCTCCAAACAACCCAGCACCAGGAAGCAAAAACGAAGCCGCAACTAATCCAACACCAATTAGAATTTTTGAGGTTGAACCGCCACCGCTACCGCCAATAACTGGCGCAATATAAAGATCTTTTGTACCTAACGGTGACCGCAAATCGTCATAGCTCATGTCTGAGCCAAATTGCATCACTCGGTAATAAACGCCATGATTATGCGCTTCTAATAATTCCTGCGCAAATTCAGGTCTATTAATGCAAAGCATCTTGATCGCCTCTGCAGGCGTACGCAAGTTGTAATACGTGTGCTCCGCACCGTAGCGCTCACCGAGCGAATCAAGCAGCCTTACGGTCTGCTGCATATCGAAACACGGCGGCTGTCTTC